GTCTCCATTTTCATATAATGTGCAGCCTGCATTAGTTATTCTTCCTGCCGCTCCGCCTTCATGAGGTCCATAAAGTTTAATCCAACCAGTACTACCGTGTGCTCCTAGTTCTACTGTTCCTCCACCTGTAATTATTGACGTTTGTGCACCACCAGTATTCTGTCCACGGAAGGCGTGGTAATCGTTATTAGTACGTTTCCCTGTAAATCCACCATTACCAGTTATATCACCAGCGAACGTGGCGGCTCCTGATGCAAAGATCTCACTGGTAACAACATTAGTACCTGTTGTATAACCTCTCCACAATCCATAGGTATTCTGGTCACTACTGAACGCTGTTGTTCCGTTGTAATAGAGTATATCACCAGCGAACGTGGCGGCTCCTGCTGCAGTAATAGATGATGTTGCTGTAGCGTTGCTTCCCTGAAATCCTCTCCAGATTTTTTGACTTCCGGTATTAGAACAAGCGATAACACCACTATCACCAGCTAGTTGGGAACCTTCAGCAGCTCCATTCATGGGATTCCCCTTGCTTTGAATGGTTGAAGCGAACGTGGCGGCTCCTGCTACTGATATAGAACTGGTAGGAGTTGAATTGCCTGTTTTGTAACCTCTCCACAGGAAAGCACCATCAGCACTATAACTAGCTGATACACCACTACCACCATTCAAATGTGACCCATCTGCAGTACCTGCATGTGGATTTCCTCCACTTCGTACTTCATCAGCGAATGTGGCGGCTCCTGCTGAAGTGATAGAAGACGTATTACCACCACTTCCCCAGCCTTGCCATACGGGTCCGGCTGCCTCATTCTGAGCAATAATTGTAGAATTTGATGTTGAATTATTGTACGCTTGCACTGCTCTAGCAGTGTTAGTAACTGTTCCTGCGGTGACTGTACTAACGAACGTGGCGTTTCCTGATGCAAGTATTTCTGAGGTCATTTCAGCAACTGAATTACCACCAGTTGAGGCAAACCATACTCTACTGCTACCAGTGTCATTCCTAACATTAACCTCACCACCACCACTATTGTCACCATTTAAGAGGACGCCTGTACCATTTGCATACTTAGCACCAACATAAACTTGAGTGCCACAATTGATGTAATCAGATAACGTGTAACTACCGTCCGTATTAATTGTATGATTACCACTACCAAATGAAGCAGTTCCATTAGCATACAAAGAGATTGTTGGAGAAGATGAATCTCCCACATACAAAGCATTCTCTGCCCACAAATCACCAGCAGAACCTATCTGTACGTTGTTTGCACCACCACCAAACGTAGAGACTCCTGCAGTTACAGATAAATCACCAGTAATCGAAACAGAGTCCGTGTCATTATCATAAAACGTTGCCAGATCAGCAGCAATTACATTAATTTCCTGCCGTTGATCTTCTAAATTAAAAGACTTTGTTACATTTCTTAATGTCATTTGACTAACTGTTTGAGAAGGGACTTAATTTCGGACATTTCTTCCTTTAAAGTATTTAGTTCTTTCAAGGCATTTTGGAACTGACCCGAAAACGATCCAGATGCTTTTGGTGTAGTATTAATAATTGCTCCAGTATTCATATCTCTCACATAATTCTCGTGACCTTCTACTTTGAGATATTGCATATCAATAAGAAGCAACAGCTCTTATATCTTGAATCTTAGGAACATAAGCAGGATCAGGTGTTCTCATAACAATTTTAATTGCAAAAGAAGAAAACTCTTGCATGTCACTCACAGTATATCTCAACTCTTGATAAGAAGATTGTTTCTCATATTGTCCAGAAATACTATTCTCTGCTGTCGCAATCTTGTTTGAATCATCAGGACCACCAGTACCATTAAAGTACTCCCAATTTAAATCATTGAAATTCTGTTGTGATGCAGCAGGTTTAATCTTATAAAGTACATGTACATCAGAAATATCCTTTACATTTAAAGTGATATATGTATTAACTGCAGTAGCAGGATTATCAATAAAAATCTCTTTAGTAACATACTTAGCAAGAGCAGAAGTATTTACAGAACCTGTTTCAGGAACATAATCAATACCATCAGAGAGTGACATTGATTTAACTTCTGCATATTTAGATGTTTCTAATGAAGAATTTTGAAAATCAATAATATCCCCCACACGGAAAATATCAGCAATTTGTCCACTGGTTATACTGGATCTAGCATAATCACTACCTAAAGTAATAGCACTACTATAATTACTATTAATAGGTTGCTTATCATTTTCTACAGTAAGAGTCTTGGTTTTGGAATCCCAAACAACTATCTTACCATTAATTGTATTTTCATACTTCTCACTTCTGTAAGAAGGATTATATGCAGTAACTGTATTTCCAGTAACGAAATTAGGAAGAATTTCAAAAATACCATCACTAGCAATATTTACAGTTATCGCATTCAAATCACCATCTCCCACAGATTGAGTACTGAAATATAATTCTTCACCAACAGTAAACCGCAAAGAATTTTTAATCTTAACATAGATATCATTACCATCAACACGCAGAACTTCAGATTCTGCAGTAGATGTCAAACCTTTGACATTCTGACCAAGTGTAATCGGAATTACAGTATCTGTACCCGTTTGAACATTACCACTAACAGTGAATTTATATACTGGATAAAGTTGAAGAATTTGATATTTCTTACCATAACGATCTTCTTTACCTGTATTATTCTCAATCCTATTAGATATAGTTTTCACCGAAGCATTTCTTAAATCAATCAATGGTGAAAGATGAGAAGTATCAGAAGAAAGTTTAATCTTATAAAGAAGAGAATTCTCAATATTATTGATTGTCTCATTAATTCCTGAAGCAATTACCTTCTGATTTAAGAAATACTGTTCTTCATTTAAGAATGTAGTTTCCATATCAGATACAGAATATGAAGCATAATTTTCTGTAGTAGAATCTATAGGAACTATATTAGTGGTAGATACAAAACTTTCGATCTTTGTACCTGATGTTTGTAAGTATGGGATCTGTGCATAAAGTTTTTCATACTTCCTATTATAAGAAGCAAGTATTGTATTTCCACCACCATATCCAGTAGTAGATGCCTTACTGGGACCAACAATAGTATATGTATCAACACCACTATTAGAAACCCCAAACAAAGAAGATTCTATATCATTACTGTCAAATCCAGAGAAATCATCAAATCCTTTAAAATGAACTTTAGATTTTCCAGTACTTTCATACCCATTATCGCGATGAGCAAACTTGAGTATATTACTATTATTCTTAAACAGTTCAGAAGTAGCAGTACTATTTGCTAAAGCATATGTCTCTACAGGATCTAATTCTAATTTCTCATAACCCAAGTCCTGATTTTTAATCAATAATTCAGCAGATCTAGTAAGATCAAATTCTGCTCTATAAAGAACAAACTTAATATCTTCAAATAGATCTTCTGTCCAATTATCTACATTCTGTGATTTAAATACAGAACCTAACAAAGGTTGTGTGTTAACAACTAAACCAGAAGAAATATCGGTTTCTCCCAATCGTGATGCCCACATCTCATATTCTGTACTATCACATTCAATATTTAAAGCATATTCTGTATTGTTTTGTAGATATACAGGATAATCAAACTTAAATTTAGTTGGTGTTATTGAACTAACATTTGTGTCTATGTCAATAGCAATACCCATTCTAACTGCTGGTTCATTAATAGTAATTTCAGATTCAATTACTGCACCAGTAGCACCTTGACCAGAACCACGAACAACAATAGCAGGTGCTTCTGTATAACCCCTACCAGATATAGCAACTTCTGATAGATATAATTGACCATTTGATACTTTAGCAGATCCTGTTGCATTACTACCACCAGGCAATTGAGGACTCTCTATAGTAATAGTTGCTCCCTCATATCCAGATCCAAGATTGGTAGATTTTAAACTAGTTACACTACCCGAATCTTTGGGAATTTTAAGACCAATAGTTGCATTATTTGAGTTATTATATGTGGTAACTGACCCAACAGTTAAATCTTCATTAGTTAAGAAAGAAGTTCCGTTATGATTATCTAAAACAAAAGTATATACTTGATCGTTAGCAACAGAAACCTCACCATTACTATTTGCTATTACTTCAAAATTATTCTTATCAAGAATCTTTGAAAGAGGACCAGAAGCAAGTGATCTATTACCAGTAATATATTCACCAATCTTTAATGTGATATTTCCAGAAGAATAAACTTTCAAGAAAGTATCTGGATATAATGTAATTTGTGATCCAGGTACAACATATTTACCTGGTTTTTCTGTGTTAATATTAGTTAAATAAACCCGAATAGGAATAGAAGAACTCTTCTTATTGAAGAATAGATCCACACCAGTAGCAAACATACCACCATCAAAGTTCTCTACTTTAAATGTTTGTGCAAGTGGGTTGGGTCTAGCAGTATTCTCAGTATTACTATCAATTAATTGAACACCCTCATTTGCTTTAAAGAATGCTGGTACAGTTGAAATAATAGAAGCAGGATTCTCCGGAAGAACACCAGTTGCATAGAACTTAACTTCAGCATATGTATCTACAGCATCCTTATTTGAATCTGTTGCACTAGATGTAAAACGAATAGTTTTTATACCAGTAGCAAAACGAACTTCTTCTGAAGTATCATCATACTGCAATGTATTAAGATCTCCTGTCCATGATGTGTTCTGCTTTGGAGCATATCCTGCAGGTACTAAAATAATACCACTAGCATTACCATACTCATCAGTAATGATATTATTATTAAATGTAGTTAAAGAATTGCCGGAAATACCAGTAAACCTAGAATCAGGATTAACCCACCTACCAACATTCTTATTCTCCATAAACACATGAACTTGTGTCTTTGGCTTTAATCTCTTAAGAGCAAATTTAACTGGGATAGACCTAGCAAAGAATCTTAAGGCATCACTAACACTCGTGCCATTAATAGTCTTGTATCCAACACCCTTCGCAATCTCATTGTTTTGTGGACTTACATTAGAAGAACTTCCAACAGATGCATTGCCAACAGATGCTGCAGCACTAGATGTATTATTTACAGCAAGAGAATTGATATTATAGAAAGTTTTATTAACACCAACCCAGTTAATTACAAACGAATTGTAAATACTAGAGAAACTTTCCTTTACATCCCTGGATAGGAATATAGAATATAAACCTGTATTATTATCTGTTACAAGCGGAGCAACAGTAGTATCATACCATTGATCAATATTTGGTTCTAATGATGCATCCCCAACATACTGAATAACAACAAATGGGTTTGGATTGATTGTTTTAGTGGCAAATGCGTTTGAAGCATATACAATATCACTATAAGGTAATGTAATAACATCATTGTTATTTACATACCCACCAATACTTCTTTGATAGTCTTTAGTATAAAGCTCTTTTAATTTAAAACTATCCTCTTTTACTTGTGGACGCAATACAGATTGTTGTGAATCAATAGAACACTTATAATCAAGAGAACCTAAGTTCCCTATATTATGAGATTCAAAGTTATCAACAATAAAACCACTCTTGATTCTATCGAGACCCAAAGAATCCTTAACCTGCATATTCAATGCTTGCTGTTCTAGGATACTTAAAGTAGTATAATACTCTAATCTTTCAATTCTTTTCTCAAGCTTACCGATGTCTTTCATCGTGTAACGCTTATTATCAACTGGTAAAATCCTTACATCCTTACCTGTTTGTGTGAAAGCAGGAATGTACATATAATACAAAGGAATACCATCTTCAATGATTTCTGGTTTAGATGGGTTTAATGAAGAATTGCCTGTCTTAATAAGAAATTCTCCTTTCTGATTTAAGAAGACACCATCAATTCTATCCAAATACTGAGATTCACTAAACGATACTGTATATGGAAGTGTTTTACTTGAAGCTGGTGTACTAGAAACAGCACCACCTGGTCCAGTGAAATTGATATATTCTGCTTGAGATAATAAAGAAACATCTTGAAAACCAGTAATAACTGAATTATAATCTACTTTAGGACGGAAATCTAAAACATTCCTCAAGCTGACTATACCATGAACATTTGAATTGAAGTTAGGAACTTCATCAGCAACAACACCATCTTCATGTACATAAGAATCAATGGTGCAGAAATCTCCCTGTGAATGTTCAAAGTAATCAAAAGCAACTACAAGAATACCATTTGGTGCAGTGA